AAGTAATAACCTAGTAATACACCTGATATTGCAAACATGAGATGACTAAATACGTTAAAGTGATACGCCATCATCTTGTCTCCTCATAACAATCATTACAACGTTCTAACTCTCCGTCTCCTTTAAAGTGCATGTTGCACCAGTCACATAGAGTTGCGCCGTCCATGTCATCTCCTGGAATAATTAATTCACCTAGCTTTAACATTATTCCTCCTCCATTTCATCTAAACATAAAGTAAAGCGAAACTCGTATTCATTATTGTCATACTCAGTAATCCAAAACTTATCACTGTTTAATTCCCCATTACTTATCATCTTGTCAAACATCTCTATAGCTTTTTCCATTACTCTTCCTCCAATTCACTGCGCTGCGGCATAATCCAGGCATGCTTAGTTGTTGCATTGTCAGTTCCTTGACATGTTTTTTGAAATAAAACTGCGTCAGCAAAATTGCCGTCATAGTTGTACATGTATGTAAAACGGTCATCTTTGTTAAAGGTTAAGTACGTCATAACCCTTTTTAAATGCACTGGTGAATACTGTATATGGGTAATTGGTCTGCGTTTATCTGGTCCAATCGCACCTCGTGCGTCTGCCCAGAAATTTCTAAACACGTCTCTTGATTCTCCAATGCCGTCAGTTTTATTTAACATAGTAAATACTCCTACGTCATTGATAGCAATAGATACCCAATCAACTGTTATTTCTTTGCCGTCAGGCATAGGATATTTATCACCAGTTATTTCATCAGTAATTACACGTGGCTCAATATGTTTTGCATGTCCTTCAAATCGTAGATACATGTATCCGTCTAATTGGTCTGCTTTGTAGTGTTTGTTTATGTCAGCTACGTCAATGTTAAATTCTTTTACATCAACACTTGCATACAATCTATCTGCATACATTCCAAAAGGTTGACGATCTAATTTATTGTATTGCGCCATGATTAAATCTACACCTGCACGACTCCACTCTGTAATACCAAGTATATAACTATCACTAGACCAGGCATACCAAGTATCCTGTTGTACAACAAAGTACAATCTACTTAATCGTTGTGTGCTTCCTGTTAACGTTGTCATATTTTTAAGCAGCTTTAAATCTGCTAAGGTAATAGGAACATCAACCTGTATTTTTCCGTCATGAATATTTATCTTATCCATATAACTCCTTCCTAATATATAAGTTAGTTGAAGGATTCTATTTAGTCAAATTCTTATTCCAACGGTTATGTCTTACTATTTGTTTTCTGTTGTCATCTGTTTCGCAGGGTAATCCGTCAATGTGATGTACAAATTTTTCTTTACATACGATACATTGTTGATGTCTGTTGTACTTAAAATCTACTTGCGCCATGAGTGATTGCAGCGCCAGTGCGGTTTTACGTGCAGCTTTATCTATATCCTGAGTACGACTCACGGCAACTGTTTCCAAAATGGATCATCAAAAAAATCATTACCTATTTTGGATTCTACAATCTCTACAAAAGTATCTAATGTCAAACAAACTACGATAGGTACGCCATCAGGTTGTCTCCTGGACTTGTCTGTTTTAACTAAACGCTTCCATACCAGTGCTGTAAATTGCGACTTTGACTTCTTTATTGACTTAGCTAACTCACGTGTGACGTTAAGAGACTGCCTAGCTTTACACTCTATGTAAAACTTTTCTCCATTCCAATTAAATAACACATCACCTTTGTCGTTCTTACCACCTTCCGCAATCCTAGATCCATTTAACATCTTTGCTACAAATGTCTCTAGCTTCGTACCCTGTTGTTTTTGTTTTGACATTAATCTTCTTTCTTAAATAATTTTCTGCCTTTCAATGCTTTAGAACTATTAAGAACTTTTGCAATAGCTTTAACATACTCCATCATATCTGCACGTGGTAGTCGTCCGTAATCTATCTGTGTACCACGTGATATAAAAGAATAACTAAAGTAATCGTACATATCATGCACGACTTCAAGTTCGCCTACTCCTTTGTTCGTTACGATACCGACTCTAACCCCACCATAATGTGGACCTGCTTTTGTTGGAAATGAAGGATCAATTTTAAGTATTGACTTTACTAAATTAGATTCAGCAGCACTATCGTATGGAAAGAAATCTATTTTCTTTGATTCATCTTCTTCTATACAATATGTTATAGCTTCAAGAAATCCATTACATTCGTCCATCATATCCCAGACGTTACGTGCGCCTTTGCTCTGTAATACTTCTTTCATTACTACAACTGTAGCTGAATTTGTTGATCTAGTCTATTTAATAACTGTTGTTTTTTCTTTTCATCATTTAGTTTGTACATACTTACACCACCTTTGTGTGAGTGCATAGTACATTTAGCACTAAGAATATATTTTTCTCCATGATCTGCACGTATCTCTGATATTCTATTGCGTGCTGACCAACCAAACTCTATAAGTTCTGTTGCACAATGCCACTTGTCATCATCAAGTAGCTGCAATATGTCATCTCTCATTGTCATACGCAATCCTCAATCATATATGCAATACAACCTACACATCTACCATCAAAATTTAGTGTTGTTTGTGGTGGTTCACCGCACTCTATACATTTCATTCTTCTTCTCCTTCCATATCTTGTATAACTTCTTCTATCTTTAAATCTATGTGTGTAGGTTTACTAACTATTTCTACGTCTTGGAATGTACCACCACTATCTACAATTATTTTTAAATGTATCATCAATCATCTCCTGCCCAGTTAGGATTACCTCTATAACTGGTATCTTTTTTAGAACGGCGCTTCGTTTTCTTTGATCTCTTCAATATCTTTTGCCTTTGGCATCGCAGGCATAAACCATTCTTCTGGTGCTTGTTTAGCTGCGTTAAATGAATCCATATAGTATATACGTGGATTACCATTGTCGCACTCTTTGTTCTTACACTTCCAATCAGGATATGTATCTTTAATCTTACCGCTAGCTTTATCTATTCTGTTATCCCATAGTTCACTATTGCAGCTTAAACATCTTGGTTCCATTGTGCCGTTAGTGACTACAACTTTTTCAGTTACCTCTACACCAATCTCTTCTAATGCTGCCTTCGTATCTTTGTCATCTAACTTAGGTGCGTCTTTAATTTTTTCTTGTACAGACGGTGGAGGAGTATAGCTGTTGCTGTTGCCAGTTTCAGCTTTACTCTTGGTAACTTGACTGTCCGACAAGTTCTCCACCTTCTGCATTTCTGTGACTGATGGACGCTTTTTTGCTGCATAAATCCAGTTAGCTAATGCTCTACCAATAGCTGATGTCTCACCATTTTCTATCCAGGAAGTTTTGTTTGCACCAACTGGACCATGTTGGTCTTGCGCAATACCTGTTGCTACAGGATATTCATCTGCAATATCTTTATATACTTCGCATATATGTATTGCGTTCTTAAAATCTTCACTTACATGTGTAATTTTCGTGCTAATTCTTCCGTTAGGATTATCTTTCCAAAACTTTTTAAGTCTATCTTCTACTTGATCGTATTCATCTTGCCACGCCATTAGTCGTTATCCTCCTCCGTCATATATTTATGACTATCTAATTGGTATTCTACCCACACTTTAGTTTTTTTACCAACACTATATTGTTTTAGTAAATCATTTACACTCTGTTCCATGTGATTAAATATTAAATCAAATACTTCTTCTGCTTCTTTTATATTGCTAGCGGTAATTATATAATCACGTGTACTGTGATCAGTAAACATTACTTTTACATCTCTGTCCATTGGATCAGGTGCGCTCATTCTTGTTCTCCTATCGCCATAGCAGTCTCCATCATCTTGTTATAATCAGTAACAAACTTTGTCGTTAAATCTTGTACTTTTTTTGGATTAGTTTTATTTAGTTTAATAGATGTTTGTGACACTTCTTGTCCACCGCATGCGTTAGCCATAGCTACCGCCCACTTCTTCATCTCCTTTTGACTTGTAAATATGTTCATGTGTTAGTCGCCGCCACGTTCTGAACGTACAAATACGTAGTGTATTACATTGTTATAGTTTTCAAAAGAATGTATATATAAACCATTCTTTTGTAACCAATCTCTTAACTCACTAATGCTGTCTATATATTTAGGATTGCTTTTGTATATAACAACGAATCCTCTACCAGTTTCACCAACTGATTGTTTTAATTCAGACAACATAAAGTTATCGTCAAACGTAGTATTAATTGCAGTCATTACTACCTCCCAATATAAGTATAGAACAAATTTATAGAATCGTAAAGATTTTTGTAAAAAACACCAGATCGAAGTAAACTGACCTGGTGTCAAGGATCAGAGTAAAGGAGGAAACCTCTGACCAATGAATTGACTTGACAACTATTATAGCATGCAGTAATCTGTGGATATAGTTATCTTACGTGTCATAACATAAGACAACTCCTTCCCAATTAAAAGTAAAGCGGACCTGTGAGTCCGCTTTGCTTATGAAAGATAAGAATTACTTGAATCATAGTACATGATTAAGCTGCTCTTATACTGATCTTATTATACTATCTCTTTATTGTTGTGACCGTTTTTATCTACAACCATAGTCATTACACCTTGTTTAGTTTTCTTACCTGCTTGCTGTTCAAACCATGTTGATTCATCTAAGCTAGGTACTTGTATCCAGGTGCGTCCATCATGCAATTCACGGTGATGATGATAGTGACCTGTAACTAGAATGTCACTTGATCCTGCATGGAAGCCACCGAATGTTTGGTTTTTCCACCAGTTCATCAGCTTGTTTTCTACTGTGCCACTATATCCTGCAAGATGTCCATGAGTAAAAGACATGTTTGTACCGCATACATTAAGTGATAAATGTGGTTCGTCAGGTATAACAAACTTTATGTGTTTGTATTGTGGTTTGTCTGCAAATATCTCTGCTATCTGTTCAAACACTTCTATGTCATAGTTGTCCATCTCACCTGTTGGTGCTATGTTCTTTGCAATTCTTTTAGTACCATGATTACCTGGTACTGCACCTACAACTACAACATCAAAATCTCTTGACCATTCAACTAATGCTTTTGCAATAAGTCTCCTTGCTAACTTCATCTGGTTTCGATAATCCAACTCGACTCCGTTAGGTCCCATTGCTTGTGGATAGAAGCCTACGCAACCTTCAACTATATCACCAAGTCCTACGACTGTTAACTGATCTAGCTGCACTCCTGCTTTACGTAAGAAGTTATAACGATCACGCACTGTATCTATCTTGTCTAAGAATCTATTGACTATAGCTTCAGTACCACCGCCATCACGTTTGCCTAACTGTAAATCAGATATGGCAACAAAAAAACTAGCTTTAGGTTTTGTTACTTTAGGTTTAGCTTTACGCTTGTATGTTTGTATCCATTTAGATATACGATCATAATCTTCTTTGTCTAGTGCATGTTCTTTATAAACTATTTGTGCTTTATATGCCCATGCTTGTTGCACGTCTCCTTTTCCCATGTTCATATCCCACGTGCTAACACGTATAGTGTCATTTAAGATTGAATATTTATCAGGATCAAATCCCCACGATCTAAGAAGGTCATTAAACTCTGGACTAGCATTGTCCATAGCTCTTGTAGTTATTGTGCCTGTCTTAGTTTTGTAATTAAATTCTACACCAGGTTCCCAACCATTAGGGTGATTAGGTGTGTCTTTAGTTTCGTTGTGTGCTACGTCCTGTTGGGTTGCAGTAAGTTTACTTACCTGCGAGTTGTTTTTTTGCATACTCTTTTAGTACAACTATTACTGATCCACCACCTGCGATTGCTGCAGCTTGGATAGCTGTAATATCTAAGTTCATTGCAGGACCAACAAGTAAAGCAGAACCAAATGCTTCTACAAATGTCCAAACAACTTTCTCAATAAGTGCTTTGAGTTCGTCACTCATGTTATCTCCAGTCTATATTATTGGTTTTCCTCTAAGTTTAGCGTCAATGCGTGTCACCTTTTCGTGTATAGCACTAAGCATATCCTTATCAGAACTTTGTTTTGGTGCGGCAGCACCATCTAAATTTATCTGTGAGTATTCTATTGTGACTTCTTCACCACTAAGTAGCTTAGGTAATACCTTCATGTACATTTTTTTATATGCGTCACCAGATCCACCAATAAAACCGTCTTTGCCTTTATCTAAATCTTGTTGTGTTTCTCCTACAAGTAAACAACCTGCAGTATGTTCATCAGTATTTCCAGTGTGTATAAGAATGTACTCAAATCCAGGTACATCTCTTATCCACAACATACCCTTATGGAACGAATAGCGTGTAAGGTACTTGGAGTGAAAACCTCCAACAGTTCTTAATGTAATCTTGTATGTACCTTCTGGTATTGCTGTCTCTGCAGCTACTTTAACAGCTTGATATTGATCTTCTAGTGTAAAGCATTCAAACTTACCGTCTATAAACAATAGACCATTAGTTGCGTCTAATCCAAACTGTGTGCGTACGACCTGTAATTTCATTTCTTCTTATTATAGTCCTTGCATTTAGGATTTGTGCAGTTTAAATATAAATTATCCATTGAAACTTCCAATGGTTTGTCACACTTGGGACAAGATACTTTCGTAAATTACCTCTGTGAAGCCCAGATGTTGTCAACCATATTAGGATACTTACGACCATTAGCTTTTGCTCTAGCTTTTGCTTTAGCTTTTTGTGCAGGTGTAAGTTTTTTAGGTTTACCTAAACCTTTTGGTCTTGGTTTATCCCAAATCGGTTTACTTTTTTTTACCATTTTTTTTCTTCTTTTGTTTTAACATAGCAAAATCTGCACCTGTAATCTTGTTACGTGGTGGTGCCATTCTTGCTATCTTCATTTGTTTTTTGCTATAAGGCATTATCACTCCATGTATTACAGTGTAGCTTACATGCACAACATAGTATCTTGCAATTACACATACGCTACCACTTTGTTTTGTTAGCCCAATAAGCTGCTGACATTTTACCTTTTGCTATATTCTTAGCATGTCTTGCCTTAAAGGACTTACGTCTTGCTTTACTCTTTGCGTCTTGTTTTTTACCTGCACCGCTAACACCCTTCTGTCCAAATCTAATTAGCTTAACTTTGTCACCAGACTTTGCAAGCACTGCGTGTGACTTAGTCTTATGTCCAGGAGTTCTCTTAGGTTTATTGTAACCAGAAAACTTTTCTCCTCTGTAAGTAATAGTCATTTTTTCCAACTTTTTTTTGCTGTTACTTTTGCTTTTTTAGACAACTTACCAAAATGCACTACTTGTTTAGATGACTTAGAGTGTTTAGCACCAGTATGAATTTGACCATTCATTTTATGGACTTTGCCTTTGTACTCTTTACCGCTTTTAAAATAGTGTTTTGTACCTGCACCCATTATTTTTTCTTACGTTTACTTTTCTTTTTCTTTTTCGTTTTTTTCATACCATAATTATAAGGCATTATCTGCTCGCTTTCTGTGATGGTTTCTCATCACTATCTTTACGTAATCCTATGGTTAATAACCATAAGACTGTACTTATTATTATAGCAATACCTACAATATCTTTTGCTGTTCCAGTCAATGTAAGCCATGCTATAAAAAAACCTAAGAGTGTAAACGTTTGCGCTATTGTCTCTTTAAGTATTTCTTTTATCCAATTAATTAATTTTTTAACGTACTTCATAACCTACGTCTTATTCTAACTGGTACTACTTGAACACTAGCTACAATTTGCGAAGCTATGATCACTGGAACAACAACTTCTTGTGCCTTTTCCTTTTGATCATCAGTCATATCATTACCAATAGCAGCTAGATCTATTTCATCTATTTGTATATCTGTTAAAGATCCTAATGGATCTGATAAAAATTCTTCTACTTGTACTTCTACAACTACATCAGCAAGCGTATAATCTTCAACGTCTTTGTTTTCTACTGCTCTCTCAACAAATTCATCTACTGCTTGTGCAACAGCTTCATCTTCTTTAACTGCTTCTGCAATAATTTCTACGTCACTAGTATCTTCAAGTCCTAATACTTCTGCTACTTGTTGTGTTTGTTCTACTGTTAATGTATCTGCTTGCTCTATTGATTCCTCTATGTATGTATCTACAACTTCAAGTATTTCTTCGCTAGCCAGTTCAATACTTTCCACTCCGAGATCAATAATTTCTTCAATAACTTCGATAACTTCTTCATCTTCTAGTGTGCTTTTTTCGTTAGGTTCTTGTGCAAGCTCTTCTTTTTCTTCTTCATTGTCCAATACTTTGTCATCAATATCCTCCTCTTCTATAATAATAACTATTTCTTCTGGTATTTCAATAACTTCTTCTTCAACAATTATTGTTTCTACAAACTCTTCTACTTCTTTAATTATCTCTACAAACTCTTCTACTTCCTCTTCAGATAATTTGACATCTAATTCTTCTAATTCAGCTTTTGCTTCAGCTTCTTCTTGTTCTTTTAGTTCTGCAGCAATACGCTCTTCTTCTAAACGCTTCTCTTCTGCAAGACGTTCCTCTTCAGCTAAACGTTCTTCCTCTATACGCTTCTCTTCTGCGATACGCTGTTCTTCTGCAATACGTTCTTCCTCTGCTTTGATTGCAGCAAGTTCTTCTTCTGTTGGTCCAGAACAATCACCAGGTTGATAGCCGAACCAATCACCACTCTCTATTGCTTCAAGGTATTGTTTGTACGAAAGTGGGTTATTAGGGTGTTCACAACCATCTTTATCCCAAGCAAGATAGGTAGTAATATTATCTTCCACGACATCTTCCGCTTTAGGTAGCGTTGTAGTAGTCGTAGTCGTAGTTGTAGTTGTGGTAGTAGTCGTTGATGATGTGGTAGAGCTTGTTGTCGTACTAGATGTCGTTGTAGTAGGTACATTATCATACTTATAGTATATATCATCTATTAAATACCAATCAGGATTTGTATCAGTAATTCCATTAATAACTATCTCTGTTATAAAAGTATCTACATTTTCTGCAACTGTCCATGATTTAGACATTACCGTTGTGTAATCTGTGTGTTGATCTAAAGTAAATGTTTCAGTCTCACCGTTATCGTAGTACACAGTACCTGATATATTATTAACATCTGTAGCACCATATTTAAAACCAACTTCATAAGGTTCATTAGAAAATGCAATAGTTATGTTATCACTACTGCCTCTTATACCTAATGCGTGTCTGTTTAGACTAAAGTATTCTGAACCAAAACAATCTAAATCTTCTATGCCTATACTGCCACCTACATTTGTGTTTGCACACTCTGGTGAAGCAGTTGTAGCAGCAGTTACTTCTGTGTCGTTTCCGCCATACAATATATCTATGTCAGTGTTTATTTGTTGATCGTTAAATGTTTCTGTAACTGTAGTTTCTGTAGTGTCTGCGTATGTAGGTATTGGTACTACAAGAAAAAGAATTAAAGCAATACGAACAAGCGTATTAAATTTATAAAGCATTGTGATCTAATTACCACCACAACAACCGCCGCCGCAGCAATTCATTAGATCTCCCTTCCATTCATATCGTTATGTGTTTTGCTATCTAATATGCCAAATGCCTGGTTAACTTCTTCGATTGTAAGTTGTCCGTCATTAAGATATTTCCTTGCTAATATTTCTAAAACGTTTGCTACACCAAGTAGTCCTGCAAGTAATGATGATTGTATGACATCAATACCTATTAGACTCCCTGCGCCTATAACACTTAATGCTTGTGCTATAAACACTGCGATCATACGTTTTGATATATTCCAATATAATGAGTAACCTTCCATGTGTTACATTATACTATTTAAGAATGCGGCACTGCTTGTTATTGCAACAAGCCAACCTAGAATCTCCTGTCGTGAGGGTGTCCTATTTATTTTTTCGTGTAATTCGTCTATACGTGCGTTAGCAAGATCAATATCTTCTTTAATTAACTGTAAATATTCTTTAGTTGTAAATCCGTTGCCATTAGCCATTATGGTTAATCATCTATTTTATTATTAGATTTATCCCAAGATTGTGTGCTTTCATTCCAACTGTAGACTGCCATGTTATTATAATCTTCTTCTGTATATTCAGGCATAGCTGTTGGTGGATCCCAAGACCATGTATTTGTATTTAAAGTCCAACTGTCATAAGGTTTTGGTTCTATAAATACATCATTATCTGTATCGTATGTAAAACCTACTCCTGCATAGTTACCTCTAAATGGTGTACCACCTAAACTGTGTTCATTTAATCTAGTATTATATGATGTTCTTTTACAGGTAATACCTTTAACAGATTGATAATATGCTTCCCAACTATCAAATCCATCAGGTAAATTTTCAGTATCAGTTTCATCTAAACCTACTAATACTTCTTGTACTATGTTATTTTCATCTATAAATGCGTAATGTGCCATGTTAATTTGCCCATGTAAAACTACATGAACCTCCTATTCCTGCTGTAATTTCTATATATTTAAAATCACCATCTGTAGTTTCAGTACCTGTTGTTAATCCTGTAGTAGCAATAGTAGCTTTTGCAGGGTATCTTAATATTACTACACCTGAACCACCATTACCGCCTGTACCAACATTGTAATAGCCACCGCCACCTCCACCGCCTGTATTAACAGTACCTGCAGTACCTGTACCTGTTCCTGAACCTGCACCTCCACCGCCTGAACCACCTGCACCACCTGCTGCGTTAGAACCACAACTATAAGCACTATAGTTAGTGTTTCCACCACCACCACCACCTGCTCTAGTTACTGATGAACCTGTAATAGTAGAAGCTACACCTGCACCACCAACACCTGCTACTTTGTTAGAAGCATTTGTACCAATAGCACCTGCACCACCTCCACCTCCACCTGTTCTATTACAAGATGAAGGAGAGTTACCTGATGTACCACCATCAAAACCTTGATTAGCTGTTGCTGTACCACCTGATGAACCGCCTGTGTTGTCATTACCTGCACCACCGCCACCACCACCTGAACCACCTGCAGCACCTGCCCTGTTAGCAGGAGTATTTGTTAAAACACCACCGCCTCCACCTCCACCTGTAGCAGTTGTAGTAGCAAATGTTGTATTACTTCCTGCACCACCATTAGCACCTGATCCTCCTGTTCCTCCACCACCAATGGTTACTGAAAAACTTTCATTACTTATAGCAGAAATGTTTGAAACTGCAGAAGCACCTCCACCTGAACTTTCATTATTGTAAGAGTTAATGTAGCCACCTGCACCTCCACCACCTCCTGTGTTACCTCCACCTGCACCTCCACCTGCAATAACAACAAAATCTATATTTATAGCTCTACCACTGTATTTTTTTGTAAGTTGTAAATCATGAATATCGTTAACACCATACACTCCTGAATTATTACCATCACTTTGTGTTGGTGCTTTTGGTATAAATCCATATACATTTGATTTACTCATTTAAGACCATGCACTTTCTTTTTCTGTTTTCCAAGTTGTATAATCTGATAAAGATTTTTTTGTATAACTATGTAATCTTGTTCCATCATCATCTAAACTTTCAGTTTCATTAAGCATAAAAAACTCTAAATACCCACTAGGAATAGTTACAGTTTCTTCTACTTCATTATCATTACTATCTAATACTGTTTGTGTAATTGTATGTTCAGGATATGTTAAAACAAAACACGGTAATTTACTAACATTTGTATATTTACTAACATTTGTATTATCTGTAAAATCTAAAACAGTAATTGTGTCATCAAAACTATCAACAAGTTCTTGCGATAATTTATTGTTAGGATTGTGTAAAAAAATATCTGACATTATGCTGCACCTTCAAATTGTGTTGAAGCATTTATTAATGAACTTCCTGCACCACCATTACCTCCATTACCACCTCGTGTTCCTGAAGGTGTAGTGCTAGACCTACCTAAATCATTACCACCTGTTCCACCATTTAATGTTATTGTGCCATTGTTAGTATATGTACCACCACAAAAAATTACTAATGAACCACCACCACTTGCACCTCCACCTGCTGAAAAGTGTGATGATGATGTAGCACCTGAAGCACCTCCATTAGAACCATTAGATGTAATTGAGCTACCACTATCTATAGTTACATTACCTGTTGCAATAATTGTAATATTACCACCTACACCAAAATCTCCATCTGAACCTGCACCGCCTCCTGCACCTGCTGGATTACCTGCACCTCCACCCCAACCATGTGAACCATTATATGATGGATAACCACCTGCACCACCATAATCACCTGGTGCTATAGGATTGTCGTTATCTCTACTTGCACCACCACCTGAACCACCTGCAAAAATACCGCTTTTACCTGATGTAGAACCATTAGCATTTGATGATGAACCATTCCAAACACCTCCTGTTCCACCTGAACCACATACTCCATTACTTCCTGCATTTCCTGCAAATCCTGCTGCACCTCTGTTACCAACAAATATTTGTGATAATCCTGGATTATCTGTGCTACTTACACTATGTGTTGAATTTATATCGCTTCTTACAATATTCCAATCTTGTGATGGTTGATAACCTGATGAACCATAATCTGTAGCTACAATACTTCCTGATGTTAAAGATACATCACCTTCTACTGCAAATATGCAACCTCGTACTTGTGTTCCTACTGTAACAGTTCCATCAATAGTTAGATCACCTTTTACTTGTGCTATGTATGTTCTACTCACAGTAGCACCATGTGTTGTGTTTAAATTTACAGTAGATAATGTTGTATTGCCATCAAATAATTTTCCTGTTACATCATAGTTTTCACCATTAATATTAAAAGTTACATTTGCAGGTGATGATGTAAATGGATATGCAAAAGCATGAGCGTAAGTTGTTGAACTTGTAGAAGCACCATAATACTGCTTCCATTCTTTATTTAATACTAATTTAGAATGTTCGTTTATACCAAAAACACCTGTACAGAAACCATCATAGTTCCCAACAAGAGTAGGTTTTGCACCAATATACATAGTGAGTACCTACGTTATTTCTAATACAGAAACAAATGCTTCTAAATCGCCTGAAGCTGCACCACCTGTCAAGTCTATCTTATCGCCATTCTCTAAAACAATTTTAGAAGTACCTGCTAATTCAATAGAGCTGTCTTGTGGAACAGTAATTGTATGTGCAATTTTTGCAGATCCTGATGAACCATCAATAACATCTGCTGTGATTGTATCATCATTTGCACCATCTACGTTTGTAATTCTTAAAGTTAGTACAATAGCTGTACCTCCTGATGAATTTGTGTAAACAGTTTGTGCAGAGTTAGTTATGTCAAGATATGCGTTTTTAAATGTATTTGCCATATTTCCTCTTATCCTAGTGCTATTATTAATCCAATATCTGCAAAACCTTGTGTATCTACAAAGTCTTTAACTGCTGCTGATGTTGGAATTGTTGTGTCATTGTCGTTAGATCCTATGCCTTCTGCTTCAGTTACTAATGTACCTGCTGCAATTTCTGAAGAAGATACACTGACGTTAAGAACACCTGATGAAGCAGTTAAACCGTTTCCATCAATGCCTGCAACAAAATCTACAACGCTTTCTCTTTTAACTTTGTTGCTGTCGTCTGCGTCTCTAATAAATATTTCATCATTAGCTACATCTACTGCGCCTGCAGAAACGTCAAATATAACTTCTCCTGCTGTACCACTAGAGTATGCTGTATCAACAACTTTTCCTAGTGCGTCAAAAATATCTTCAAAGTGTTGCTTCATTGGTGCAACACGTACTTTAGATCCTGATGGGTGTGTTAATCCAGAAGCTGCTGCAGATCCACTAAGGTATCTGTTATCTACAGTTGTTGTTGTAAATGATGTAGCAGCAACTGTACTGTCTATAAAAATGTATTCTCTTTGTGTAGCACTATCAGGTTCTACCACTATGTAACATGGTGAAGCTAATCCTGTTGTAGAAGCTACGTTTACTGTTAAGTCACTAGCACCTAATTGCGAAGATAGTGTTGTCTCAAATGCGTTAGCCGTAGTTGATTCTGCTGCTTTTCTTGTGTCTGCCATATTTTCTCCTAGTTAGTATATCACACGCCAAATCGGTAGATACCTAAATCTCCAACTCCAAGAGTTCCTAATGAAGAAACTTCTGAAGTATTTGCTTGTCTTTGTCCTCTAACCTGTATAGTACAGAATACCATAGTCGATCCGTACTTAGTTATTTCTTGCACAGGTAGAGTAACATTTTCTACAATTCCCCTTATAGCTTCGTCTGGTTTAAATAATGTAAGCTGTACTGACTTACCTTCTAATCTTTTTAATGCGTCAAAAAGTTTTGCACCAATGCCAGGTATATTTTTAGGTCTTTTACCTGGACGTTCTATACGATCTGATACGTTTACTGGTATTCGTGCAATAACATCTTCTGGTTCTGGAAACGCACGATAACTATATGAATACACTTCTGGTGTGCTTGATTGTGCTGCACCTGATGTAATTGTAAGTTTAGGTATAAGCCATCTGTTAATAACATTTACAATAGGTATTTCATCTCCATCACCTTCTATTTCTACATTAGTTAATGTAGAGTATGAAATACTTGAAGGGTCAGACAATGCGTCTAATTCTGTAGAATACTCTGCTAATACTGATCCACCTGCAGGTATTGTGCCTGTATATATACGACCACCTATCCATTGTTTTTTCTGTGATGTATAAAAATCTGCAGCAGGAAGTATTACATAACCATCTTGTACGTATGTAGATAATTCTTTTACTAAACCTACTTGATCAACAATAAAAAATAATTTATCTTTTGCAACAGTTATGCCTTGTACTGTACCTGATGTACCTGTGTAATAAATATCTCTTGCATAACCTAGTGTTGGTAAATATATAGAATACAAATCTGTTTCATTAGCACTATCTACAACACCAAAATATATTTGATCTCTAGTAGAAAACAAACTTGTAGGTGATTTATCTACTGTAGTATTTACGTCACCAAATTCTTTAATAAGCTGTCTTTGATCTATTGTATAAAGCACACCGTCAGAAGATAACGTTCCTCTATAAATTCTTCCTATTTTACCACCTGCGTTTGATGATTGTGATGTAGAAAAAAATACTATACCATTACTTTCTGCTAAAGATACAATATCTTCTCCTTCTATATATGTTTGACCAACTAGAGATAAACCAGATCCTGTATCTTTTAACGAATATATATATCCATCATCTGAAGCTGCTAACACTACAGCGCCACCGTCTATAACGTCTACCCACAATGATCCAGAAGGCAGATCTTTTATTAATGTAGGTGCAGATGTACCATCTAATTCTTGTAATTTACCATCATCTTCTACAGACAATATATAATTTTTAACATTAAATATTCCTTTTATAACTCTGCTTGAAACTACATTTGTATAGTTAGACCAACCACCACCAATATTATCTGTATCTATTTGTCTAACAATGCTATCTGTACCATCATTTAATGCAGCATAAAGAATGTGACCTTCCATAACAAGACCTGATACATTATAAGATGGACCTGCTGCATAAGGATCTGTAGTTGTCCAGTTGTCACCATTGTCGCTAGAGTAATATATATCGTGTCCTTGTGCTAACCATATAACATCTTCGTGTGTAAGTACATGTTGTTCTGTACTGCTTGATGATTT